CAATATTTTAGCCAATTTATGCAAAAATTTAATATGTATTTTTTGAGACCCTATGCGTTCCCAACAATTTCCATTTTCCTAATCGTTTTATGAACTCTGAGCCTGGGCTTCATTTGAAGCCTGCATCAAGAAATCAATTAGCTTACCGTTATATTTCATTCTACCAAGATGACCCAATTCAATAGATGGATCTGTCCAAATAGAACCACCAATATCTTGCCAGTATCTACAAAAGCCATAATCTTCTGAAAGGAATCTATTTGTTTCAGGATCAACGTAAGAGTTAAACAGAGCGTAAGCGTTTTCTTTTTCTTCGCCTACAAGAGTGCCAGTATCGTCAATATATTTTAATTCTGGATGTGCAGCGAACAGTTTCTCAAATGCTGATCTTGATATACACATAAAGCCAGTACCAGCGTCATACACAGAGATAGCACCTTTCTCAACCTTAACCTTATTCTCCCCGGTCTTTACAGGGTTAACAACATATCTAATGCTATTCTCAAGGAGTTTCTTTGGTTCAATTCCATTCTGAACATTCTTGACAACTTTATCCCAGTTGATATCCTTTATGGGGTAAGCTCCAGTCATAATTTCTTGATCATGCCAAAGCATTTTTAAGATATCTTCATGGTTAAAGCTAATGTCAACATCAATAAAAATCAAATGAGTAAACTCTTTATTGGCCATGAATTTTGCGACAAGTTGATTCCTGGCTCTACTGATAAGAGAATCGCTAATCGTAGAAATAGAGAATCTCATGCCCAATTCTTTAAAGGCCATTGATGTCCTCAACATTGACATAAAGAAAGGTTCAGTCAATTGGTTATCGTAACAAGGTAATCCAAACATAGGACACCACGTTTTTATTTGGTCATTTGTAATTTCAATGGTTTGCTGTTCAACATTCATCATGCAAACATTATGACATAAAAAAAACCCCCGTGCTTTACACACGGGGGTTTTTTATGGCTTTATGGGCAAGTATTATTTTACAAATTACTTGCTCTTAGGCTTGCTACTAACGCCAGAGACTTCCTTGCTCTTAACGCTATCAACAGTCTCAACCTTTTCGTTACCCATACGGGAAGCCTTGAAATAGAGTTTATTGGTTTCTGCATCAAAACGGATAATGATCTTGTAATTGAGTTTCTTTGCCTGCGCACGAATTCTCTGCTGCATTGAGTTATACGGTTTGCCGGGAAGCACATTGTCAATACAGAACTTATCACCAGTCTTAACCGATTCATTCAATGCATTGATAATTGCCTGCAACTCTTCGGATACACGACCCGAACGAGAAATCTCAGGGAAATTATCAACCTTATTGAGAGTGAATGCTGCCATTTTGTTTTCTCCTATTCTTGATGTTTTGTTGTATTTGTGAAATCAGTACGCCGAATCGGTCGCCGTATCTGTTGGCATTGACTTTATCACCTGCACACCCAGTACCAACCCAGATCCGATGTTTTTTTATTCCGAGTAGTGAACTTTTTGTAAAGAGACTGAATCACTCATCAGGAGTTGATGGGATTCTTGTAGCAATTTCCCCAGCCTTTTCATAAGTTTTAATCCGCGATTTCAACACGGCATTTTCCAGACTCAAGGCTGAGATCTGATTGGCAAGTTCTTCAATTACCAAATTCACATCTAATTGATTATTGTTCATATTGATTCTATCCATTTCTGTGCGTCAACTGAATGTTGAGAATATCCAGGAGTGAATTCTCCAAGATCATTATTATACACTTTCACCGTACCAAAATCTTCTAGATCTTCGTACTTCTCAAAGAACTTATCTGGCACAAGAATTTCTATATCAATTTCTTCTGACAGAGCAACGTTCTGAATACAATTAAATACAGAACCAGCCAATGCGTCTGCCAAGTCTTTAGAACCAGTTGTAGGGTGATCTATTTTATTATTACTAAACAACTTTAACTTCAATAGTTCTTCCTCAACCAACAGTTCATCCCAATAACCTCTCAGTCGAGTATCATAAATTGATGTCATAAGTGTGTCATAATCTGTCTTTTTAACGCTATGGAAATCTGCATTGATACCCTGAGCTCTAAGGCTCTGGATCATTTCAACTGATTGCCAGCGGTCAAATGTAACCTTTGCAACATCAAATTTACGGCATAGATCAACGATCATTTGTCTTACAGAAGCAAAGTTAATTTCTTTACCAACAGAAGCTTCCCAAGCGTAGATCAGATCAACATTAATAACAGGAAGAGTTTCAACACCCATTGATGTCTTAACCTCTTTCATTCCTACACAATGAGACATACCTAAAGCCGCCCTGTCTCGCTTAAGGCCTAAGTCAACGTGAATGAATCTCGTTTGCCCATCAGTTCCATTAAACCATTTCTTAAACTGGCCTTCTTCATCTACTGGACTTTCTCCATACATAAATGCTTTTCTAACTTTGTCAGGATCTCTAAAATAAGCATCTTCCATGTTTGGAGGATTGCATTCAAATCTTGATGCTGCTTCAATTGGATTTCTTTCATATTCAGATTTGAGATCTTCTTTTTTAATTGTTGGATTCACTTCCCATGTTGCAGCCTTTATGAACCAAGTTTTTGTTTCATTCTTTTGTTGAGCTCCATAGTATCTTTGTTCAATAAAGTCACCTTTATATCTAGGGAATGACAAGAGAATAACTTTACCTACTTCTGGAAATCTAGACATAACAGATAACTTGCTCATGTTATAGATCGCTGATGCAGAACCTTTTGCCCTAGTTTCACCGCGCAATTCCATATCAGTTTTAAAGGCAGCAATTTCGTCAAGGATTACTGTTAATACTTCATAACCTTCCCAGCCTTCACTTTCTGAGTGACCAGAGAAACATCTAACCGGCCTTGAGAAGAAAAATATTTCTGACACTCTTGGTTCAAACCCAATGCTATTGAAATATGGCGAATTGAGTAGCAAGTTTTTAAATGGTTCAAAGAAAACTCTTTGAGCTTGCTGAGCGTTAACAGCAAGGTTAAGCAAGTCAATATATACGTTACCAGCTTTACCATAATAGTTAAGAGGATCTCTTAAACAATGTAAGAGATACGTTGTATATGCAATAGAGATTCTTGCACAATGGTCCTTTCCCGAACCTTTACCCAACATGCAAATAACTTCATTATCTGTATAATTCTTGTAATATTCTCTACCTTCATCTTCTCCATAAAGTTCGATTAGTGTGCGTTCTTTGAAGATTTGTGTGCTATGCTTCACAATCTCTAATTGAATGGGGGAAAGCGCGGGTAATCCTAAATATTTTTTATCTTGAACAAATACTTCAATTGGAACAGGTTGTTCAATGAGATCTTCTTTTCTCAATAACCTATCAAAATCTTCAAAGTTAATGTTTAATCCGAGAAAATCGGACATACAATCTCCTAACTACGTTGAGTTGCCTTTATGGGGAAGCAATTCCGTAAGAAACGCTGGAAACCTTTATGGGAGCTTTCCACCGTCACAAATTATGACTCAAATTTCAAATCACACGATTCACAAAGTATACCAGACTTTTTGCCTGCTTTTTTATTGTAACGATCTGGTGTTCCCCATTTACATCTTTTAATTCCAGCATCCTCAACTTTCTTTTCAAGTTGAGAGATATGGTTAGCAGTTTCTGGATAGAAAAACTTTATTTGTTCAAATTCATTTTCTTTTGCATATGCACCGCACAGGCATTCACCACTCATATGGAGATTTAAAGAAACCTCATTGATTGGCAAACTGTTTCTTTTCTTATACTCTGACATATTTTTATTACTCCAATGAGCAATAGGTGCAACCCATACGGTGCTACCATCCTTCATTATGTCATCCGTAGTTCTTTTTCTTCTCGAAGATTCAGAGTACCTAACGCCTGTATAGTATTGAACAACATCTTTTTTACGATTAACAATGAAGTCTTTCTTCACCTGCCTAAGAGATCTTTCTTTTAGCCTATTGTACATTAAATAATGTTGCGCTGGTCCAGGGAACCCGAACTTTAAAATAAGTTCTTCATAAGTACACCCTGCTGGCGGAGAGGATTCAATGAGATCAATATCATAACTCTTGCAAGTATTTCTTACAAATACCCTTGTTTCTTCAATACCAATGCCGGTATTGATATGAATTGCAGAGTCAACAATGTCTTTTGTTAAATGAAGGACAACGACGCTATCGGAACCACCAGAAAAAAGAGAGAATCTTTTAATCGTGTTTGGATACAGATCGTTTGCAAGATCTATTATCTTATTTGATATTTCAATACATTCATCAAGAGATAGGCTTTCAATTTCTTCAGGAGAAACAAATACAAACTTTTTTCTTTGTTTTTCTGCTTCTCTATCTCTAATCTTCGACAACTTCCCCATCCTGTATGTCATCGTCTTTACCCATAATTTCAAATGCGATTGCAAGTTCTCTTCTTACCTGATCTGCAATCTCTGGGTGCTGAGATATAACGTCTCTTAATATCTTGGAGAGAATCTGATTAACATTCTCTGCCTTCTGCATTCTTGCAATGTATTCACTATCGGCCTGATTACCGCCCATCAATTTATGAAGTTGGGCTTTCTTTGTAGCAATATCGCTGGCTAGTTTTATTGCCTGAATTCTTGCGGGAACCATTCCATGATCGGTAGCAATATTAACTGTTTCCCAAGCCTCTTTACTTAACTGATCAAATTCTTGAAGAGCCTTTATCGTATTGAATTGGATTCTTTCAAGGAAATATGGATCTTCATCAGCCTGCCTAGTAATAATCTTTTTGTACTCAGAGATATAGTCTTTTGCCTGAGTTGTACTTATGCTAAGAAGAGATGCTATCTCATGATAAGAATATCCTTTTACAGCAAGCAATCCCGCTTCTTCAAT